GTGAGCACCATCCGTCGTTGAGACGGGTTTGGACTCACTGAGAACCCAGATGGCCACTAGAGCAAAAACGGGATTTTCTGCGAATTCTACGCAGAAGGTCCTGTTGCCCATTACCTGCAGCAAGATCACGGAAAAATCGGTTTTTATCACTTTGACCGATTTAATCATCAAGATTGGTATTTTCTTGATAGTCTTGTGCTAGGTCAGTTTGAAAACTGTCACACATCACTTGACACTTCTCACTTTTACTATTAAACTACTACAGTAAACACAAAAAGATTATGGCTTCTCCCACCTGGACTGTTACCATTGGAATTAGTGGTGCAACCTACGAAGTTCAAATTCCTGGAACTTCTTATCGACAAGTAGAGCAGATTGCTAAGCAACAGTATCCTGGTTGCAAGGTCTGGAGCTGCAAACCAAACCGTCTTTGAATCTATAAATTATGGCACGTTGGACTGCTAAATGCTGGCTTGGTTCTGCTAATGGTTATCAGAACCTTGAGGTACACTCAAATACTGCTCATGGTGCAAGAGAACAACTTGAGAGAATCTATGGTGCCGAACAAGTCATTAACCTAAGGCAGGTTAATGAGAGGAGTTCTTCATCTGGTGGAGACTCTAGTTTTAGTGGAACATTTGTTGCTATTTTGATTGTGATTGCTCTTGCCATTACATATTGGCCAATTACACTTGCTATTGCAGCACTATTCATTCTCTATAAAATATTTGTATGATTGAAATTCAAAATTATGGTATCCTAGAACCAGTACCAACAGAACCTTCAGGTTATGTAACCAAAGATGGAATGTGGGCAGCGGTTCCTTTTGGGAACCGTTTTATGATTATTCATAATGGTCAGCAGGTTCAAGTCTCCAACACATTAGAGACTGCTAAGAAACACATTAACTCCCAAATCAAAGCACTTAAAAAAGCAAACAGCAAAGCATCACTAGAGCAACACCTATGAAAAGTCTAATCCCACTTTTGGTTATTCCTTTTGCCACTCCTGCGATGGCAAATGATATGATGATACGAGTAAATGTCAATCGGGTTTGTGCGGCAATTGTGGAAATTCCTTATGCCTCTGATAACTTCTCAGATGAGGAATGGCAGCAATTCAAAGACTGCGTAGAGTATATGCGTCAATTTGATGGGATTGAGTAATAAATAGGAACAACAATCAAATAAGGGAGGTAATTCACTATGGATATACTTTTAGTTACCTTCCTGAACTGCGGGCAATTATATTCAATCCTTAACAGAATGGAGACGGTGCTACACCTCACTCCTCAACAAAAAGCGGAAATTGTGCTAGAATTGAGGAAAGTAGTTCCTACTTGTCCCGTTATCATTAAATCAGAACCCAAGAAGTAAAATGTTTTCAAAACCTCTTTTAGGAACAGAAACCGATAAAGTTAAAATGACTTGGTTTGAGTATATCTGGCACTCCTGTCTTATTCAGGGGTGGCATAATTGTTGGTATGCCTTTAAGAACTGGGCAGACCTAATGGGAAACAACTATGAGAGTTATGCTCTCTTAAAAGAAGACGACCCATTAGAGCAGTGTATTCTATACTTCTGGGATAGTTTAGAGGATGAAATATACTCAAAAGATTTCCTTGATAGTTTGCTACAAATGTCTCACGATGTTGCGACTGGAAAAGTTGAAACTGTCCCTTTGCATTGGGACACAATGAAAAGATTGTCTGACCTCATAGACCTTGAAGAAGATGAGGAATAAATATACCCATACCATAGGATAAGACTATGACTCCATTTAATTCTATAATACTCCTACTATTTGGAGTCATAGCATATATGATGATTATAGACCCAAACGTGGCAGAATATCTTACGTTGGTCTTTAAGATTATAAAAATTAATTCTGAGAGGGTTTATTGGATGATTCGATTTCATCCTAAAAATCCCATTACAAACTTGATAATGCGTTGGAAGTATGATAAAATTGCTAGAGAACTTGAAAAAGAATTTTTAAAAAATAATGAATGAAGTTTTATACAAATTACACTGAAGAGTTAATTGATAATCGTTATAGGTTAAAATGTCCCTCTAACTTTTACGATCAATTTCATAATTATTTTTATTTCTGTTTACTTCCCAAAACACTTAAGTATAAATTTTTATCGCAGTTAAATAGTGAATCATATGAAATTTTCAAAGATATAGTAAAAGTATCTTTTGAATTTTGTAAGACTATAGATGAATGTGATTACGTTGTTGGATATATTGCAACATGTTCCCCACAAAACTTTGAATGTGATATCACATATACAAAGTATTTGATAGATCTTTGCAAATCACATAATAAGGGGTTAATTTTATTTTATGGGGACGATTATGATTATGAATTTGATTTTTTAAATTCTCCAGACATAAAAAATAATCAAAATATTATAATTTTTAGAAGTAGTTGGTTAAAGTCTAAAAGTTTTAATAATATTTTTTCTTGTCCAACATTAAATAGAGACTGTTTTTCGGGGAAATATTCTGAAAAACAGTTTGGAGTTGGGTTTTGTGGTATGAGTAATAATTACAGGGAAAAAATTTTAAATTCCTTGTGTGAAAAATCTGGTTATAATTTCATCATTAGATCCATGTGGGGAGATATAAGTAAAAATCTCCACATAAAGGGAGGTGAACTTCATTCAGAGTATCTTAGTTGGGAAAAAAGTTCTCCTAAAAAATCCCAAGAAGAATATTTTGCAAATATTGAAAATAATTTATATACATTATGCATAAGAGGTGGTGGAAATTTTTCATTTAGACTCTCAGAAACTTTTATGATGGGAAGAATACCCGTTCTTATTGACACTGATTGTCTTCTACCATTTGATCATATTATTCCATATCAAAAAAATACGGTTTATGTAACAAAAGAAAATTCAGATAACTTTAATCAAATTGATAAAGTTATTAGGGAATTTCATAATTCTCACTCTGAGCAAGAGTTATTGGACATACAAAAACAAAACAGAAAAATATGGGAAAATTATTTTACTGTAACTGGAGCTTTCTATAATACATTAGAGATAATAAAAAATAGATGAAAAAATATAAGACTACTGCTTGGAGAATCATTGCTAAATCTCTTGGTGAAAAATCTGGAAAAACTGATAGTGAGTCTGATAAAATTGCATTTATTAGACTATTGATTATGATACAGTTAATTGTAACAAATGGATTTATTATTGCAAATGCAATAAGACACTGGAATGATATTGACTATGCAACTACTCAAACAAAAGTGGAATGTTCAAAAATTAAATAGAGCACTTATTGCAAGACTCATTGCTGAATTGGAAGGTGCTTCATATTTACTTGACTGTTTGGATGAAAAGGACTATAATACCATTAGAGATCTTCTCTCTAAATATTACGATTATTATTTTTCTTTACCTAAAAATGAATGAACTACCGACCATATTCAACTGAATGGCATCGCAAAAGATATTTAAAAGAAGCATTGGATAATTATCTCAATGATTATGTTGATAATGATGTTATTCTTAATGATATTTTAGATATTCTTTCTGAAAGATCAGAGTGTTCTTTTAATGATTTTAGTCGCACTTTAGACCTTGAAAGACGCATTTATACAAATAAATAGTACCATAATTGGAGAAACGAATGCTTTCCACACAATATCGTATTAGATTACAGAGAATTTGTGAAGCAATTGAATTGGGTGAATCAGTTCAACTTCATGAAATGATTTGGGCGGAAAAACTTGCAAAAGCAAATGGACATGCTCGTACCATGTTAAGTCAAGCAAGAAGGAAAGCACAAAATCCAAATATGGATCAAGATAGTTTGGATGGATTTCTAAATGCTCTTGATTTGGGTGATCCAGATCCAACTAATCATCGCACTGGATTTAATAGTGTTGATGAAATTGTTGATTGGTTTACAAGAGATGACACTGACACTGACGAATGGAGGAGACGTGACTGAAAAACTTACTGCAGTTCTTTACACTGATGGAAATCAAGAGTGTGAAAGAATTCGTATGCTATTGAAAAGTCTTGGTGGAGAGTACCTTGAATATATTCTTGGTGCAGATTTCAGTGATAGACAATTCCGTATGGAATTTGGCAAGGACGCACAATATCCACAAATCACAATTAATCATAAACATATTGGAGGATTGAAGGAAACTCTGCAGTATTTTAAAGAAACTGGAGTTATTAATTGATTAAATATACTACTAATAAATAACTAAAATATTTTTATTATATGGCTGTACTTGGAAGTACTACTTTAACTGGATGTGGATTTATCCCAGATTTTATTGGTCCTGGGAGTAGAATGATATTTCAGCAAACTAATGCTCCATTGAATTGGACAAAAGTTGCAACTGGAATTGATGATAGATCTATAAGAATTATTGGAGGTCCCAATGCAACTGGTCTAACTCCAGGTGGTCAATTAGCATTTAGTACGGTTTTTGTTTCAGGTAAAGCAAGTCCTTTTAGTTTAAATGATTCAACTATACATCCAGGAACAAATACTACAGGACCTGCATCTGGATATGTAACTATTGGGCAAGGAAATAGTAACTTTGCAACAACAACTAATGCCCTTCCTGATGGTGCTATGGTATCTCATACACACCCATATCAAACTAGGGTTAATGTTACTTCAGTTACTGGTTCTCCAACAACAAGACTTCCAAATACAGGTAGAAACATTGGTGTTGGATTCAACCAAAGAGGTAATCAACAAGGGCATAATCATAATGTAAATAATTCACAACACAGTCATCCATATGGTGGAGAGGCACATAGTCACGCATTATCTGGTGCGGGTCATGATCATTTAATAACAATGACTGGAAGAAATTTTGATATATTATATGTAGATGTTGTAGTTTGTACTAAAAACTGATGGCAATATTAGGATTAGATAGTTTAACAGGTTGTAATTCAATTCCAGACTTTATTGCTTCTGGAACGAGAATGATTTTTAATGGAACATCTGCACCAACGAGTTGGACAAAGGACACCACAAGTCATAATAACAAAGCATTGCGTATAGTTACTGGAACAGTTAGCTCTGGTGGAACAAACCCATTTATTGCTGTTTTTCCAGATACTCAAAAAGCAGTTCAAGTGCAGGCTGGTTCTGGTGGTGATGCACAAACAGTTCAGCCAGCAACAATTTCTCTCAGTCTTACACAAACTACAGTTAATGTGAATAGTATTGCTCGCACATCAGATGGAAATACTTTGGCAACTCATGGTCACTCTGGAGTAAGATTTCCTGGAGATGCTCAGCCAGGTCCAGTAGGTCCACCAACTAATAAACCAGTTGTTGCAAGGGGATTATCTGATCTTTCAGTTAATAACAATGGTGCTTCTCCAGTAAATGCTCAGCATAACCATTCATTCCCAGGTGCAACATCACAGCATAGTCACACAACAAACAATGCTGCACATACACATCCAGTAATAGCCTCATCAGCTCACGTCCATACAGTTACAGTAGCATCTCAAGATTTTGCAGTTTCATATTATGATGTTATAATAGCATCTAAGAACTAAAGGAGGGAAATAATATGGCTGTTTTAAGTTCAAATACTTTAGATGATTGTCTTTATATTCCTGACTTTATTTCTGCAGGAACTAGGATGATTTTTGAAAATGCATCAGCTCCTGTCAGTTGGACAAAGGATACCGTTCCCAGCACTACTGGAATTGCACTTAGAGTAGTAACGGGGACAGTCACTCCAAGAACTGCAACTCCATATGCACAAGTTTTAACCGCAAAACAACAAGTTGCAACTGTTACTCCAGCAACGATTACTGTCAATACTAGCATAAACACTGCGGGGTCTGGAATAAATCCACAACAAGTAAGAGGAGCATTTAATACTTCTGCAAATCTTAATTCAATTCATGCACACTCTCATGGTCTTTATCAATGTAATGCAATTACAGCATGTAGAAATAGTCCAGGCCCTCAAGCAGTTAATCAAGATGTTGCAAATATTCTTAGTAATGCATCTGGAGGAAGTGCTCAACACTCCCATACTGTAAATGTTACTGCTCATGGACATGCAATTAATAGTCAACATAGCCATACTGTAGGTGGTGTTGCTCATGGTCATTCACAATCTCCTGTACCTTCAGAAAACTTTTCTGTTTTCTATCGTGACATGATTATTTGTGTCAAAGACTAATATATAATAAAAAGGTATTATTATGAATATAAAATTAAAGAAAAACAATTACCTGATATTGCCAAATTTTATTAATAAATTTAGAGCAAAAGAACTTGGTAGAGAATTTAAAATATTTTCAGAAAACGAAAATGTCCCTGGTGATGTAGCAGCACCAAATTCCAGGGCATTATATAATTACATTTCTTTTTTAGAACTTTTATGTGAAAAAACCCCAGAAATTTCACATATTTTAGAAGAAACTGTTTTACCAACATATTGCTATTCAAGAGTATATTCAAATGGTGATATCTTAGAGAGGCATTCTGATAGAAAGGAATGCGAAATATCACTAACACTTCATCTTGATTCAGATAAATCTTGGCCAATTTACATTGTTGATCCAAAAGGTAATGAAAAAAAAGTCAATTTAAATCCTGGAGATGCAATGATGTATCTTGGGTGTGATGCTGATCACTGGAGGCATCAATATGATGGACAATATTATACTCAAGTATTCTTACATTATGTGAGAAGTAGAGGTCCATACGGAACTAGTTATTTCGATATGGATATAACAACAAAAGATGAAAATGTAAGGGTTAATAAATCTTTCTTCTTAAATCCTTCAGAACCTTTTGAAGAAAATATTCAAAAAGATATAAAGACTAATGATGAGGTTGTTGTATCTGATGAAGATAATGGTAACCTAGAAAAATCAAAAAATAGTATATTAAAAAACAAAGAACCACTTATGCCAAGCCCATCAAATACACTTGAACAGTACATACACGTTTTTAATAACATCATTCCAGATGAATTATGTGATGAAATTATAAATGAATTTGCAAATTCTTCAGAGTGGCAAGATGCTGAAGTTGCAGATTTAAATAATCCTGTAAACAAAAGTGCAAGAAATTGCAAGAATATTCTTATGAGTGATTTGGAAGTTATCGGTAGAAATCAAGAATATAGAAAAAATCTTGATATGAGAATTTATGAATCAGTTAAAAATGCAATGATAAAATATCATGATATGCATAATGATTTTGGTATAGAAATTGATACTGGATATCAATTGCTTAAGTATGAAACAGGTGGATTCTATGTTGAGCACGTAGATTCATTCAGAAAAGAGCAAAGATCAGTTTCATGTGCTATGATATTAAATGATGACTATGAAGGTGGAGAATTTGCATTCTTTAATCGACAAGTTATGATTAAATCAAGAAAAGGATCTGTTATAATGTTCCCATCAAACTTTATGTTCCCACATGAAGTTATGCCTGTTACTGAAGGCACTAGATACTCAATAATTACTTGGTTAGTTTAATGGAAAATTTTTACTTAAGAAAAGTTTTAGATGATGAGCATGTAAGTATTATTCAAAACTTACTAAAACATGCTGATGAGAATAACCTTTGGGAAAATGGGTTAATGAGTGGTGGTGGAAATTCTTCTATAAAAAGAAATAGAGAATTAATCGATCATAATATGTCGCAAAAAATTAATGATTTTATAATGGAATCATTGGATAGTGACAAAGATTTTATTTCATACACTGTAGCAAAATGTTCTGGTTTGAATATCATTTCCAAATATGAATCTGGGGATTATTACAAACCACATATGGATAATTTTAATAATGGTGATTACAGTACAACTTTATTTTTAAGTGATCCATCAACATACTCTGGAGGTGAACTTTGTTTGTTACTTGGAAATGAGGAGCAAATGTTTAAACCAGAGGCAGGATGGGCAATAACATATCCCACTGGAACTATACATAGAGTTAATACAGTATTACATGGTACAAGATATGCATCTGTATTTTGGACTATTAGTTTAATTAAAGATCTTACTTTCAGAAAAATATACAATCAACTACAATTAATTGATAAGTATTTTCAAGAAAATCCTGTACCAATACAATTTACAGACTGCAATTCATCCATGAGAGATCCAAGCTTTGTTGTGAAGAACATTCAAAATGAATTGCTTAGAATTTCTAATTATAATAATTGATAGGAGAAAAAAATGAAAATTGAACCTGGAACTTGGTGTCCACTTATTAAGAAAAAGTGTGTAGGTAATAAATGTGCTTGGTTTATTCAAGTACGTGGAATGAACCCAAACACTGGTGAAATGATGGATGATTGGAATTGTGCAATTTCTTGGATACCAGTCATGCAAATTGAAACTTCGCAGCAAGCAAGGCAAGCTGGTGCTGCTGTTGAATCTTTTAGAAACGAAATGGTCAGAGCAAATTCTGAAAATAGACAATTGTATTTGTCTTTTATGGAACAATCTAATCAAAATAAAATTTTAGAGTCTCAAATAACACCTTTAGACAATCCTCTAAATATGCTTGGAGAAAATGAAGGAGGAGATGAATAATGTTTACTACTTCACTTATTATCGTTCCATCAGATGGTACAATAATAGTTGATGGGACTGTACTGACAGATATTGATAAAAAACTATTGAATTGGATTCCACAAAATGTTAGGGCATTTCATTGGTATCCCGAAGTTCAATGGGGAGATATTGAATACCATAGAAATCCATGGGATGATCCTGAAGACGTAAGTTGGAATTCAAGAGTTGATAGTGTTGGTGAATTTGCTCAAGCTATTGAAGTCTTTGAACAGGAAATGAGTAGGAGAATTGCTGAAGAAGCAGTTATCCAGTCTCAATTAAATACATTTGAAAATCTTTCCCCAGAAGAAAAATTAAGAGGAGAAAGGTCTGGTCGGTTAGAAATAACTGATTGGATAATGCTTCCAGATTCACCATTTACTGAAGAAGAAAAAATGCAGTGGGCAGAATATAGGCAAAAACTTAGAGACCTTCCAGAAACTGTTGAAGATCCCATTGCTTTGACTATAGATCCAAATCACCCAGATTGGCCAATTCCACCATCGGATATTTAAGACTATGATAGATAAATCTAGAGAACTCATTGAATTGTTAAATTCATATCAAAATCATAATGAAAATAGTGAAAATAATCATGAACATCATGACCATGAACATCATGAACATCATAGATATCATGAACATCATGAGGAGAATATAGTATCAAATAATGATAATGGTGTAAAAAATCTTATTATTGAAAAAGATATAGTTCCAATAAAAAACATGGAACGATCAGATGTTAAAATTGAAAAATGTGAATATTTGATCTATAATAATTACAAATATAGGAGAGAAGTCTTAAGTGATGGTAATATTACTTGGGAAATTGAAAGAATTGCTTTTACAAGTAGTAATAGTTCATACAATGTTTCTGTATTTTATCGCATATTTCATTCAAAACAAATTGAAGTACTTGAAAGGAAGTATAATGAACTAAATGCATCATAAAACAAAAATGACAGTTTAAAGACTGGCACACCACCCTTGACGGGTGGTGTTTTTTTAGGTATGATGTGTTGGTAGCTGGGAATTATGATTTCCAAAAATACAAGGAGTCTTATGCCTAGACCTAAAAAAACAGATTCTTCAAAACCAGAAAAACCCAAGACAACTAAGGCCAAAGCAAAGACAACAAAACCAACAACTAAGTCTGCCGATGATTCAAAATCCTTAAGTACAAAGGAAATTTTTCCTCATGTTGGATTTTCACATCGTCTTGAGTATATGGATGGTAAAGATAAAAAAATATGTTTCTTCCAATGTGCTAATCATATGGAAAAACATATTGCAAGACACAAACTCAATAGAAAAAATTGTAAAATATCAGTAAAGGAGGATTAATTATGGCAACACGCACTTATACTCAGAAAGATGGTACTATCTGGGAATGGGAAGAAACAGTAGAATCTGCCAATGCACTTGAAACTTATTATAATCTTGTAAATCAGAATGCAAAAGGAACTAATTGACGACTGCTTCTATGTCCAACAGCAACGATGGGGAACTTGGGTTTCTGAAGATACAGTGGGTAAGAAACTAATCACTTCTCTGAATAAAGAAACTTGCATTCAATCTACCCGTTTCTATCTGAAAGGTCTTCAAGAGGGATTTAAAGATGATGTTTCGTATCAAGGAACAGTGGATGGAAAACTCTGAGTTTCCTACACTTGACCCCACAACTCCTTGGTATGAGTTTCTCTCATATCAGGAGTGTTGCCATAGTCTTGAACGACCCGTGAGAGTTGGTGGTTTTATGCGTTATAATGCCTATCTGAGAGAAATTGGAGTAATCAAATGACCCAAGACCCTAACTGGTTTCAAAAGAAGTGGGGAACTCAAGAGGTTCCAACTGATGTATTGTTCAAGAAAATTGAAGAACTGGAGCAGAGAATTCTTAAGTTAGAAGATGAAAACATTTCTACTACAAATGAACTCTACCGTCTTGAGAATTCATTAGATGCTCGCATAGATATACTTGCAGAACACTGTAGGATTACTAAAAATGTATGAAAGTCTCACTGAATTTGAAAGAGCACTGGCAAGATTTGGGGACAAAGTTGGTCTTATTGCGGGACTTGAAATCGCAGATAAAATCAGCCCCGAAGATGCTTACCAGCAAATCAAGGAACTTTATAAGGAACTTAAATCCCTTCGCAAACAAGAACGAAAAGATTGGGAGCAACTCAATTACGACAACAAGTAGGATTTGCTCCCGTTGTGGGGAGGAGAAACCCCTAGACAAAAACCACTATCAGGTGATAAAATCGTTCAAACACGGATTTAGCTATTACTGTAATGAGTGTAACAAACCAAAACCAAGAGAATGATAGTCTTAGAATTATTCAAAATCCTGATGGTTCTTATTCCGCAGAATGGGATAGGAATGACCCTAATTGGTCTTGGTTAAATAACTTGACTTCTAAGGAAATTCAGATTATTATTGAACAAGCTTGTAAATCATACGATGAGGAATATGGCAATTAATTATCAGAAAGTATGGGACACGATGAATGAACTTGAAATGACTACCTGTAAAGTTTCAAGTGCCCGTGAAATACTTGACAGTGCAATTGAAGCACTTGAAAGTCATAAACTGGATAAGGCAGAAGCATTAATGTATGCCGCAAATGAATACTTGGAGTTTTATCTTCAAGATTTTGATACTAAGTTCAAGGATGCCTGGACTAATACTGTTGTGGCAATTAAAAGGGATGAAACTCCCAAAGTAACTGAAAGCACTTCAAATCAAGTGGTTGAAGATAACTTTGATGAATTGCTTGATAAAGCAGAGAAGTTCTATCATAAGGCAAGTCATAAACTTTTAACCTATCAGGAAGCTGTGGATGCTGGATATAGTATGACCGATGATGGTTTTTGGGTTCCACCAGAAAAGGAAGAGGACCTTTATGTATACGGAGAAGGAAAATGAGAACTATCCAAACCTGTGGTAGTATGGGTGATGGTGAGTATTCTCTCACCATTGCCTTTGAAAAACATGCCATTACCTTAGATGGACTTTCTAAGGAAGATATGGTAGAATTACAAAGTTGTATTGGTTGTATGTTATTTGAGGAGGAACCCGATGGCACTGGGACAACAAGTTGAAGATAGTTTAAGAGAAGCAGAAGCAAATCTAAGAAATGCTTTGGCATTTGCTGCAAGAGGGGAAAGATCTGTTGTTGTTTCGTGCATCGCAGATTTAATTCATAAAATTGATGCTGTTATTAGCACTGATGATTTGCTAGATAAACTTGAGAATCGCAAAAAAGGTGATTCAGGTACGTGGGAAAACTTTTTTATTTCTGATGAAGACTAAATAAAAATTGTTAATATAAGTAACACATAAATTATGAACAGCATCAAATCTTTTTTATCAAATGATAGAATGGCACAATTAGCAGCTGCTATTTTTGTCCCAGCTTTTCTTTCCATGATTGGATTTGGAATTTATCATGGGAAGTTTCATATAAGTTCTAATACTGTCCATTGTCACGAAAACGTTTGTCATAAACATTGATAATATGAAAAAAGTTATTAGTTATGTTTTAATTGCCACAATTTCTTCTTTTGTCAGTATTTTTTCTTGGGAGTATATGCACGTTTTAACGGGAGTTGATTCAGAACAAACTGACAAATCTGTAAAAAAACAATCTCATTAAGAACTATTACTGAACCCTAAAGAGAATATTAAAAAACAACACTTTTAGCATACATAATGTTAGGATTTGCTGACATACGCAAATGGAAATGGATCTCACACAAGAAGAACGTGAAGAAATGCAGGCACTCAAGTCTGCAATAAATGAATACCCAGCTTCAGTTATACCAGAAAAACAAGAACGATTTACAGAATTATTTGTACGTTCTTTACTGGAACTACACTCAAAAAGTGACTTAAATTCTAAATAGTATATAATATTGATACAAAGATGGATAGCATCGACCAACACATTCAAAAGGATAAAAGTATCCTTGAAGATCCAACAACTTCACCTCAAGCAAGACGACACGTTGAGGAAGAGCTTGACTCTCTTGAAAAATATAAAGAAAGACATCCTGAAGATTCACATGATCCAACTCCACTTGAACTTTATTGTGATTCCAATCCAGATGCTTTAGAGTGTAGAATTTATGAAGATTGACTAAATATCTAAAAAACAAAGAAAGAACTATGTCAAGATTCACAGATTTATTTCAAGAACCAAAAGCAGTAGCAACACCAGTAGAACCAATTGTTGAAGAAAAAGTAGAAGTTAAAGAAACAAAAGTAACATCTATTCTTGGTAGAATAAAAAGCAAAAAAGAAAACAACTAGTGTGACGCATTAAAAAGTGTCACACAGGTGCCCCACAGGGCACCTTTTTTATGTTATAATTATTGAGTAAACAAAGGTAATGATGAAACAGTATCCACTGAAAACTTGTTTGCGTTATCCTGGAGGAAAGAGTAAAGCACTTAAAACTCTTGCTCCATGGTTCCCTTCAGACGTAAAAGAGTACAGAGAACCATTTATTGGTGGTGGGAGTATTGCCCTCATGTTCTCCCAAAATTACCCGCAAATTCCAGTGTGGGTAAATGATAAGTATTTCTATCTTTATAATTTTTGGATTCAACTTCGTGATAATGGGCAAGACCTTGCGGAAAGGTTGTATGGCATTAAAATGTCCATAGATAAAGATGACAATGCCCATAAAGAACTGTTTAATACTTATGCTCAAACAATTGGTGATTTGGAACCACTAGAGCAAGCAGTTGCATTCTTTGTGATGAATAAATGTTCTTATTCTGGACTTACAGAGAATTCAACATTCTCAGTTCAAGCATCAAGATCTAATTTTTCTTTAGTTGGTATCGAAAAATTAATTCGATATTCTCATATCATTTCTTCTTGGAAAATTACAAATCTGGATTATGAAGAAGTAATGAATGCTCCAGGGGAAGATGTGTTTGTCTTTCTTGATCCCCCTTATGATATTAAAGATTTTCTCTATGGTACAGGAAGAAAATTGCATTCAACTTTCTCTCATGAAAGATTTGCAAATGATGTAGATAACTGTCAACATAGGTTTATGATTACATACAACATCAATGATTGGATTGTTGAAAGGTATAAAGAATATAATCAAAGAGAGTGGGATCTCCGTTATTCTATGGTTCACCGTGGAGACAAAGGTACAAAAGATAATGTGAAAAAAGAACTTCTTATCACAAATTATGATGTAGAGTCTCTAGTTTCAAATAAAATTGAGTAGATTGATCATGTACGATATTAATCCTGATGAAGAAAAGTGTAAAAAGATGTTTCAGTTTGTTAGGGGAAATGATGGTGTTGATTTAAATCACCTAGTATGGGCCTTAGGTAAACTTGAAGAAAGGATTTTTCATCTTGAAAAAGTAATTTTATCAATGCAAGATGATCAATAAAAAAACTTATCATAAAGTGGAGAAAACTAATGATTATTCAAGCATCAAAAGTTGAAGTGACCCGTGAAGAATGGGAATGCTTCTCATTCACACCAGATTCTATTATTTCTGATGTAAATATTGGAATTACTGAGATTTTAATGACAACTCATCATCCAGTGATTGCCCAGGAAAGAATTTACGACTTTCTTGAAACATACAAAATGTATGGATTCTCTGATTCTGAGGGAGACATTGCAGCAACTAATGCCATTAATGCATACTACAATTCAAACATTTCCCGTTGGGAATATTTAAAAAAACAATTTTAGATTTAATGAATTTTAAGGTGATTTCTAATGAAAGTCAAAGTAGTATCAGACCTACATCTTGAATGTTGCGAACAGGGGCACGGAGTTCCTGACTTGGGAGAAGGTGATGTTCTCATTCTGGGTGGGGATATTCTCTGTGCTCGTCATTTCAAGAAAGATGGTGCCCTCCGCAAGGTCTATCAGGACTTTCTAACGAAGTGTGCCAACAACTTTGACCAAGTATTGTATGTTACGGGAAATCACGAAGCATACGGATATAATTACGAAGGAACTTGGGATGTTCTTAAAGAGAACCTGCCCAAAGGTATTCACCTATTTGAAAACGATTTCGTTAGAATTGACGATTGGATTTTCATAGGGGGAACACTCTGGACTGACTTTCGTAATGGAAATGCTTTGGAAATGATGGAGGCAGCACAGTGTCTTAATGATTATAAGACCATTCGTATCACTCCAAAGTATCGCAAGATGAACCCTGATGATACTTATGCCTTTCACCAGAATACCAAGAAGTATCTACAGGAGAACCTTGAGTTGTTCCAGAACGATAAGGTTTGGGTTCTTACACACCACGCACCATCGTATCAATCAGTCCATCCAAAGTATCGCACAAGTGGTATTGCGAATGGTGCCTATGTAAGTGACCTTGATGACTTTATCCTCAATCATCCTCAAATCAAATACTGGTCGCACGGACACACTCACACATCGTTTGATTACCAAATCGGTGAGTGTAGGGTTGTCTGTAATCCCAGAGGGTATTATAATGGATATAATAACGCAGACCTGAACATTGAATTCAACCCAAACTTTGAAATTGAAATCTAAATATTACTAATCTGAGGAGTATCACATGCTTTCTACACAATATCGTCTCAAACTTGAAGGTATTTGTCAAAAAATTATCAACAGAGAAACTGTTGAACTTGAAGAAATGATATGGGCAGAAAAACTTGCGAAAGCAAATCGTTCTGCTGCTACGATGCTCCGTCAGGCACGAAGAAAAGCAGAAAATCCTGATATGACTGAGGATAGTTTGGATGGGTTTTTGAATGCCCTTGATATTGGTGGATTTGGTCACGAAGGAAAAGGTATTCGTAGATTTGAGACTGTTGACGATATTGTAGATTTCTTTTCTGATGATAAACCAGAAGACTGGAGACAAAGAGACTAATGAAATACCCAATATTAGTTTCTTTATGTTTCCTTCCCCTTGCAATCATTTTCATTATAACTAAAATGTCATTATGGTTGTCCTCAAGTGCTTCTGAAGTCAAGTATGTAAAAGAAGATGCAAAACGACCACATGGACCCTATTTGGGAGATGCATATGAAGACATTGATGCAAAGGAAGAAGCAGATAGAGATTGGTGATACTATTAAAAGTGCCATTCGTGATTGGTACTTGGAAAAAGGTATTATTGAACCTAATTGGTGGGTTGACAAAAACCCTCAGTGGTGGTTAGAATACTTGAAAGACCTTGAAGACAATCCTTAACCTATAGCAATGAAATACAAACCTTATACTCCTGAATGGACAAGATATAGAGCATTGGAAGATGCGATATATGATTATCTTCAAGATCCAGAAACTTCTCCAGAAGAAGTATGTGAAGATATTCGTGATGTCATTGAAAGTTGGATTGACGACTATTCAAGTCGTGCTGAAAAAGGTAAAGTTCTACAATCTTTTTTTAATTGAAAAAAATACAACATGATCATAGATCCAATTTATTTTAACCAGTTCACGGTTATTAAATCTAAAGTATCATTTGATATTCTAAAACTCTTAAAGGAAGAAGCAAAGTATATTTTAAATAATCAAGATAAATTTGAAAAATATAATCATACTTTGGGAGGAAATCTTGAAAAGGAATATTCTGTTTATGAAAGTGAAGAAATTTTAAAAGAAACATTATATAACCTTGCAAACGAATATTATAGATATTCAGAAAAAAATGAAGATTATCCTAATTGGAATATTAAAGATATATGGATAAACTTTCAAAAAAAATATGAATATAATCCTATACACAATCACACTGGAAACTTATCATTTGTTATATGGATTCAAATACCATATGAATTAAAAAGTGAATTAGAACTTCCGAATTCAAAAAATTCTAATAATCCCATGAATTCTTTGTTTTATTTTGTTTATACTAACTTTTTAGGTAAAACTACTATTTCTCCAGTTTATGTGGATAAATCTTGGGAGGGGACAATTTTAATGTTTCCGTCATCTTTGAATCATGGAGTTTATCCATTTTATACCAGTGATAACTATCGCATTTCTATTTCTGGAAATCTAGATACAATATCTAATTAACTACTTAAGTAAAATGTTTTCAAAACCTCTTTTAGGAACAGAAACCGATAAAGTTAAAATGACTTGGTTTGAGTATATCTGGCACTCCTGTCTTATTCAGGGGTGGTACAATTGTTGGTATGCCTTTAAGAACTGGGCAGACCTAATGGGAAACAACTATGAGAGTTATGCTCTTCTAAAGAATGATGACCCATTAGAGCAGTGCATTCTATACTTCTGGGATAGTTTAGGAGATGAAATCTATTCAAAAGATTTTCTTGATAGTTTGTTACAAATGTCTCACGATGTTGCGACCGGAAAAGTTGAAACTGTCCCTATGCATTGGGACACGATGAAAAGATTGTCTGACCTCATAGACCTTGAAGAAGATGAGGAATAAATACCCTCATACAATAGGATAAAACTATGACTCCTTTTAATTCTATAATACTCCTGGTATTTGGAGTCATAGCATATATGATGATATTAGATTCAAATGTATCAGAATATCTAACATTAGTCTTTAAGATGATACAGATTAATGTTGAGAGATTTTATTGGATCATAAGGTTTCATCCAAAAAACCCCATCACAAACTTGATTAAGAGATGGGAGTATGCTAAAATTGCTAGAGAACTTGAAAAGGAGTTCAATGACAAACTATCAAATTCTGATTGATACAATCACAAACGAAATGTATCAGTTATATTCAACTACTGATTCTTGGAACGAAGAAGAAGCAACAAAAGTTGCTCATAAAATTCTTGAAGTAGTAGAGGAATTTCAACAAAAAAGGACATTACCAGTATGAGTGACATTGAATGGATTGATGATTGCTTTCGTGTAGAGCAGAAAAAATGGGGAACTTGGGATTCCTTTGATAAGGAAGGAAAAGGTATTATTACTTCCTTAACCGAACAAGAATGTATCAATGCAACTCGTGCTTACTTAAAAATGAAGCAAGAAGGATTTGATGACGCACACACTTATAAATCAGTAGTAGGGGGTAAACTATGACAAAACGCACTTACATTTCAAAATCCGGAGATACCTATGAGTGGGATGAAACACCTGAAGTTCTGGAAGCACTTAAACAACTACATCAGCAACAGTCAGTTCCCAGCACTGGATCAAACGACCCCGTGGTATAATTTCAACTTGTATGTTGAGTCCTGTAACTCTTTGGACAGAAAACCGTCAGTGACCTCCTTTGTGAGGTATAATGCTTACTACAAGGAACTCTTTGCCGAACAATGAAACGTAAATCTTCTGCACCAGTCAAGAAACGAACTGTCAAGAAAAAAACAGTAAGTCCACCTAAAGTTGTAAAAGAAGATCTTTCAATTTCAACACCTCCATTTCACGAAGCATTTCCTGTTACTCTAGAACATAAGGATAACAAGGAAAGCAAAAAGTGTTACTTTGTTTGTCAGGAGCACTGCGATAGTTATCTCAAACGATACAAACTCAAAAAAGGAACATATAAGATCAGTCAAACACAACCAAGAAATGAAGAAGAAGCATAATACTCTTTGGAGATTGATCGCAAAGTCCCTTGGAGAGAAATCGGGAAAAGACGATAAGGAAGCAGATAAAATTGCTGCCATTCGTCTCCTGATGTTTCTTTCAATTTTGATTACGAATTGTTTTATTGTGTTTAATGCAATCAGAACTCATATTGTTCCTCGTGATTATGTTCAAAAAGTGGAGTGTGTAAATCTAAAATGATTCAAGAACTAATTGAAAATCTTGTAAATTATCCAACAGAAGAAAATAAAGAACATTATTTTCAATTTGTAAATCAGCAAGAGTATTCTCTTCTTGAGGACGCTCACGCACTCCCTCCAAAATCTTGGGAATCCTTTGATAAAAGAAAAGAAGCATTTGCCTTCCGCAGGAACTGTGCTATAATGCTCTTGAATTGCTGGGTTGCCACTCACGGGTCATCTGAAAACTGTCCTGTATCTTATGCGGATACCCTGAATATTCCATTTCAACAAATCAAAGTCCCAAAATGAAAAATGTTTATGATTATTTGATTTCTCGGTATGGGAAAGAAAACTATGAACCAAATCTTTATATGATGATTGAAGAACTTCAAAAAAGAGTAGAAGTTCTTGAAGAAAAATATAGGGATGCTTTGGTTGACATTAAACGATTGGAAGAAGAAAACATTGAGTTGACAAACTGCAATTATGAGTTGCAGAATAGCATTGAAGCAGTAGACCATCGTATTGACATTTTATTTGGAGAAAATCAATGACAGTTGAGTATAAGAAAGTATGGGACAGCATGAACTCCCTTGAAATGACCGCCACAAAGATCTCTAGTGCTCGGGAAATTTTAGATAGTGCAATCAATGCCCTTGAGAATCATAAACTTGATAAGGCAGAAGCACTGATGTATGCAACCAGTGAGTTTCTTGAATATTTCCTTCAAGAATTTGATGAGAAGTTTAAGGTTGCTTGGAAAGAAACTGTTGTAGAATTTAAAAATCAACCTGTTGTTGATCCTGAAGAACAACCTCTCAATTACACTCAAATGATTGAGGCAGGATATACAATGACAGCAGATGGATTTTGGATTAAAGAATGACAATTCAAACTTGTGGATTATTTCATCCTGATGATGGTTATAGTTTTTCAATTTGTTTTGATGATAATCGTTTGATGAGTCTTGAAGGTCTTACAAAAGAAGACATTTATCAGATAGCATCTTGTGCATTGTGTATGCTTCCTGAGGAAGATTACCAAACTCTAATTGAACCACAATCTGAACTAAATTAATTTGATATTGAGAGAAATTTAAATGACACTTTCTAAAAATGTAAAAGAAAACCTTCTGGAGGCACAAAGTCATCTTCGCAATGCACTTAAGAATGCTGCTGTAAATGAGAAAGCATACATCTGTAAACAAATTGCAGATCTTATTAATGCGATTGACACTATTGAAAAGACTGAAACGCTTATGGATAAAATTGAAGACAGGAAGTTTGGAGATTCTGGTTCTTTCGGAGCATTTTTTAATGATCTCTGATCGTTAAGTTTTATAAAGGCAAACCTAAAATAAATGTTAGGAAACGCTGACATTTGACTACATATTGATAGAATAGTTTCTGGTAAAGAAACACTATGACACTTACAAAAAAATCTATGCAAGAACTAACTCAAGAAGAATGGAATGAGTTGGTTGCTCTTAAAAATGCAATTAATACTAATCCGGCATCTGTACATTATGATAAAATGGAAAAATTTGCAGAACTTATGGTAAGGTCTCTTCAAGAAAGGGGAGGGTGACAATTATCAAACTGTCCACAGGGGTCGTCAAACCGACCCCTTTGCTGTATGATTACTACAGTTTGAAACACACATCATGTCTCGCCGCTGGACTGCAAAATGCTGGATGGGTAGTTCATCTGGTTATGTTGATATTGAAGTTTCCGCCAGCACTATTAATGGTGCCAAAGAACAACTTCAAAATATCTACGGAGCACAGCAAATTATCAATCTCCGTGAAGTAAGTAACAATTCTTCTGGGGGTGGTGGTATTTCTACTCCTGGAGGTAGCACAGCATTTATTGCACTTCTTGGTGCGGGTGCCCTTCTTCTTTACTTCACTCCATGGGTTCTCATGACCGTTTACGGTGCTGGTGCTACCTGGGTTGCAGAAAAGGTTACAGGGCAAAGTGTTAGTGATTATGCAGATGCATCAGATCAAGATACCGATGATAGTCAGCATAAAAAAGCAATGATTACCATTGCAGCTGCACTGTTCTTTGGTGGACTTGGATTTGTTCAAGGGACTGCTTGGAATAAGGATCTTAACAAAGAATACAATCTTGACGGAAATCAAACTAAAGTAGAAGAAGTTCGCCCTCAATCTAATGCCCAATAATCTTACGCTTCAAACTGCAGCAGCATTTGAGAGAATTTATGATTCTCTCATGGGGAAAACTGAAGATGATTTGGAGTCACTCCAACTGCATCTAAAAGAACTTCTTCGTAAGGCAAATGAAATTCATGATGTGTCAGCAGCACTGAATCACACAGACGATTTTTAAACTGGCACACTACCTCTTCCAGGTTCCCCAAAACACCCTATACTATTACTGTTCAAACAAAGGAGATTTGTTTTTTCACTATGATTGCTCTTGATACTAACGAAGATTCCCATATTGTTCAAGGGGACATTCAAGTTACTATTACTTGTGCCGAACATGAACTGATTTGTGAACTTCTCAATAAAGCACAAGATATGTGTGATTTTGCTTGTCCCTATGGTATTTTTGACCTTCCCATGGATAGTGAGATTGTTCAACGATACACTATGATTGACAATCTCCGAGAGCGATTTAACACTCTTTGGTCTGATCGCTTTGTTCCTTTTAATGAAAATCAAAATGAAATTCTCTGACCTTGACTTTCAACCACATTCCATTGGAACTGGTGTTCAAGCAATACAATTCTTTGATAATGGATATGGAGTAAGTGTAGTTAAATTTTATGGTTCTTATGGATATGAGCAAGGACTATATGAACTAGCAGTTCTCAAGGGGGTTGATGAAGATTATCAAATCTGCTATGATACTCCTATCACTGATGATGTTCTGGGATACCAAACCCCAGAAGAAATTGAACAACTTCTTGAAAAAGTAGAATCTCTTTAAGGTAAAATTATGAAACAACAAAACGGATTTATTGACACTGGTGTTGCCCTTGTGGTTGTAGGTGTCGTTGCTGCTGCCGGTCTTATCTTCATTGGTGGCCCGCAGTATAATGTATGGCAACAATCCCTTGCTGGTAAGGCAGAACTCCAAAAGGCAGAATATACCCGACAGGTAGCAGTTCTGGAAGCACAAGCAAAGAAAGATAGTGCCCAACAACTTGCCGAAGCAGAAATCATCCGTGCTCAAGGTGTTGCGAAAGCAAACTCTATTATCGGTGATAGTTTGAAAGGTAATCCTGCCTATCTTCAATACCTGTGGATTACTCAAGGTGAAGGAAATACTGAACGAACTGTTTATATGGTTCCCAGTAATGGTGGTGCTCCTGTTCCTACCTTTGATATTCAACAAGCACCAGCAGCTAAAAAATGAACCTACAATTTAATTCTCACGATTATATTGCACTGCTTACTGCAGTTTCTAATATCACACAAGATAAAGAAAAGTATGAAAACAAGCATCCTTACTGGAATGAACTTGTTGACATTCAAAAACGCATTGAGTACTTTCTAATTGAGCACAATGTTTAATCGTTATTTAGTTTTTGGTGCTATTGGTCTGGGTGTCATTATTGGATACAACATCTGGTTGGCACAACGGGATGATAAACTCTTTAAAGCATATTCTTCTTCTCATCCTGTCTGTTCTGAATATACATTTCACCCAGATTGTAATAAATGACTGAGATAGAAAAACTTGAAAGTTCTATCTTAAAAATTGATGAACTTACAAGTTTACTGAAAGATAATGTGTATCAAGATTATTTGTACTCACATCTTCTTACTATTCGCATAGAACTAAAGCGACAGTTGACAAATCTTCAACACCATTCTAAAATCAAGGAGTAGTTTAAAACGCACGATGAAGTACCTTTACATTGTTGATTATTGGGTTCCATTTCCATCTTCTGAATATGGTGGAGTAATTAATGTAATTGCTGAATCCAACGAAGATTGTCATGAGGTTCTTATGAACTGGAGGGACGAACTAGATTCTTCTCATGATGGACGCATTATGGAATATGTAACCAAGGCACTGCGATTCCAACTTTCAGATTCTTACTCTACTGAAGAATCCCGTGTTGTTGATTCCTTTACAACCTGATACTTATGAGTGCATCACAAAATATCCCACATACAAATGAAATGCTTGCTGAATTAAAGCAACGCATTTCACAACTTGAAGAACAATCCGAAAAACTTCAAGAGGAAATTAGATTGATGGAACAATTTTATGACAGAATTGACGATCTCTGAGTTTCCTCATGATCCCCCAGACGGATATTCTTATTCTTTTGAATGGTTTAATAAGACAATCATTGCTATCTGGTTAAATCATCATCAAGTCTATGATTATAACCTAGGAAAACCAGTTTCAACGATTTGGGGATTTTATCATTCAAAAAGAAAAGAGTATTATGCTCCCATTAATTCTGCAAAGAAAGGTAACTTAGTTGACATTCAATCCACTACGCCTTATACTTCTATGCAGGTAAGTCTCACCCCACTGGAGAAATGTTTTTTATGACACAGGAAGAAAGAAACTGGAATATTTACCAGATTGAAGAATTTTATTGCAACAGAATGGAGTATCTTGTGGAACAAGAAAACTTTGCGGAAGCACACTCTATTTTTGAAGAATTTGTGATAGGTGGTGAAGAACCTGAAGAGTATGTCTTTATTCCTTATCACGAGAATATTTCCTAAATATTATGAGAATTTCTTCTTAATCAATGAAATCTTTTAGGCAATTTTGCGAAGATGCATCTTTAAGTGATTTGCAAAGAAAATACGAATTATCTCCTGAAGGTAGGGCAGAAGCGAGAAAAATTGCATCTAAAAAAGCAAAACAACAAGCAAAGAGGAGAAGTCAACTTTCAAAGCAATTCACTCAAAGAAGTCGTCAAAAAGCAATTGGTAAAGAGGAAGAAGCAAAAGAAAGATTAAAAGATTATCAAAACAAATCTCAAAGACTTAAATCTCAAAAGAATTCTCAAAGACAACAAGTAAGTCAGACTTCTAGAAATGTAACTAAAGCAGTAAAAGGAACTTACAAACTTGGAAAAAAAGTAGTAAAAAGCAAAAAAAATAAAATTCAAAATAGTAGAAACAATTCTCAGAATCAAACTCCTTGACTTTTTAAATATAAAATAGTGTAATATATAATAACGAGTTTAACACTCACACACAACACACAAGGAGAAAACTATGACACCTTACGAATTACGGTTTGAAATTTTTAAGCAAGCATACAATTTTGCTGTTGATAAGTATGCTGCTTCCCGTGAATTAGTTGAAACGCATAATGAAATTTCTGAAAAAAAGTGGGACTTGCCCCCATTTCCTTCTTATGAGGATGTTGAACAATTTGCCGAAAAAATCAATAATTTTGTAAGTTCTAAGTAGAGACAATTCTCAAACTGGCACACTGAGGGTTTACTACCCTCTTTTTTATTCTATACTATTCTTATAAGTAAGTGAATCATGAACTACGATTTTCCCAAAATTGAAACCATTGAAGATGTTCTTTATGACATCAATGGATACGATGAAATCCGTGTGATGGATAAGGGTGATTATACCGTTATCAATTATGCTGTTGCATTTGAAGATACTTTTGCATGGGATACTGAAGATCCCTACTCGTCTTCAATTCGTCGGGAATGTCGTGGTCTAATCTTTAACAAGGATGGAAAACTTATTTCCCGTCCTTACCATAAGTTCTTTAATGCTGGTGAGAAGGATGAAACTCAACTGAATAAAATCAATCTCTATGAACCTCATGTGGTTCTGGAGAAATTGGATGGTAGCATGATCCGTCCGATTCCAACTGAAGATGGATTCCGTCTTGCAACCAAAGCAGGAGTTACTGATATTGCTCAACAGGCAGAGGAATTCATTGCTGATAAACCTGAATACACTGAGTTTATTCGTTCTTCCATTGCTTGTGGATTGACTCCTATTTTTGAATGGGTTTCCAGAAAAAATCGTATTGTAGTTGATTATCCAGAAGATAATTTGATTCTTACTGCTGTTAGGGACAATCTAAGTGGAACCTATGTTCATTATTCAATGCTTGCTGAGACTGGTAAAAACTATAACATTCCTGTAGTCAAAGCAGTGGATGGTCTTTCTGTTCAGAACATTGAACTGTTTGTGAAACAGGTTCGTGAGTGGGATGATGGTGAAGGTGTGGTGATTCGGTTTGACAGCGGGCATATGGTGAAAATCAAATGTGACGACTACGTGCTCCGTCACAAGAGCAAAGACCAGATCAGTCAGGAGAAGAACGTCCTCCAGACCATCCTGAGCGACTCTGTAGACGACCTTGTTCCCCTACTGACCCCTGAGGATGCCACCCGCCTTAAAGCGTTCCAGAATGCCTTCTGGGCATCGGTGGACGACCTTGCTTCTGAGATGGCAGACCTTTATAATGTGGGATCTACCCTGTATCCAGATAAGAAAGATTTTGCTGTTGAGTTTGTTCAAAAGAAAATCCTACCAATTCATGCTCCTATCATGTATGCCATGAAAGGTGGTAAAGGTTCTAGGGATACTATTGTGGATATGATTAGTAAATCACTCAGCACTCAGTCAAAGATTGATCAAAATCGTTGGTTGTTTGGTGGATTGAACTGGAACTTTATAGATAAAGAAGAACAGTAAGAGCGATGGATTATCTTAAAATTAAAGCAAGTACTTCTATTCTAGTTTTAAATAGTGATTATAATCCAATTAACATTTGTAATGGGAAGAGAGCAATTGTTTTACTACTAAAACGTAAAGCACAACTTATATCCAATAAGGTGATTCGCCTTTTTGAATATATTCGCATTCCTTTTACAAAGATTATGTCTCATAGACCCTCAAGGAATATGATTCATAAACGAGATAATCATACATGTCAGTACTGCGGAGCAAAAGAAGATCTTACTATAGATCATGTGATTCCTTCTTCCCGTGGTGGAGATGATAGTTGGGAAAATCTAACTTGTGCTTGTATTTCCTGTAATACAAAAAAAGGAAATAAAACTCCAGAAGAAGCGGGAATGAAACTTTTAAAGCAACCAAAAGCACCATTTAATAAAGTTCACTTAACTATTAATTCTTCTAATATTTCAGACTGGAAAACTTATGTCTACTCCTGAAGCAATTTTTCTGGTTGGTATTCCTACAAGTGGAAAATCAACCTTTTCTTCAAATCAAAAATACCGAGATTATGTGAGAGTATCATCTGATGATATTCTTCAGGAGATTGCAAAAGAGCGTCAGCAGTCTTATAATACTATTTTTCAGGCAAATATCCGATTTGCTCAAATTGCTATGATGAAAGTTCTTCGTAAAGCAGTTGAAGAAAATAGAAGTTTAATCTGGGATCAAACAAATCTCACAAAAAAGCAAAGAAAAGAAAAACTTAAGCACATTCCAGCACATTATAAAAAGACCGCAGTATATTTTGTAATTCCTCTTGAAACTGCACTTAAAAGAAATACTCAAAGACCGGGGAAAGTTATTCCTCCTGAGGTTTTAGAAAGAATGATTGGAGAGTATGAACTACCAACACTTGAAGAAGGATTTGATCAAGTAATCAAAGGTTAATCAGATGAATAATCCTCTTGGTCTTGTTTTAAATACTAGGACGGTTTATAAAAAAGAAAAGGATAGGTCAATCATTGAAGTCCTTGTAAAGTTTAAAGAAGAGGATCCATCATGGATTCCACTTGAAACTTTATTAGCAATTCGGAGTGACAGTTGAAAAATTGTCCACTACCAATTTACAGGGTAGTTTAATGATGCTATAATGTTTCCATAACCAAGGAAGCACAATGACTCAAAATTTTGCACTGATCAGTGATGTGCATTCTCAAGCACATCTGCTGGAACTTGCATTAGAGTACTGTGATAATCATAATTTAACTCCGTTGTTTCTAGGAGATTTATTTGATTCTCGGGTAGAAAACTCCAATTCTGTTTCGGTCTATCGTCAAGTCAAAGAACAAATTAAAAATAACTCGGCAATTTGTATTCAGTCTAATCATCAAAATAAATTACTTCGTCACATTAAAGGTAATAATGTCTTTATAGGAGAAGATCTTCAAAAGACTTTAGATGATTTTCATAGAGAGAATATTTCTCTTGAAGAAATTTATGAGTTTTTGAGTAAAATGCCGTATGGAGTCGTATTCAAAGACAAATATCAAAAAGAATATCGTGTTGCTCATGCTTACTTCTCAAGTAGGATTGAAGTTTCAGATTATGAAGACTTTTGTTTAATTTATGAAGATAAGTTGAACAAATCCACCAAGTCTGTTATGCTGTATGGGCCGGTTGAAAGAGAAACCAGAAGTAGAATTGAATGGTGGAAAAACAATCAAACAAAAGATTATGTGATGGTCTCTGGTCATTATCATACTGTTTGCATTAATGAAAATTCTATTGTTCTAGATCCGGAATCTGGATCTTCTGGAGGTGCTCTTGGTCTTTATGATGTAAATAATAAAGTTCTTAAGAAATTTTATGATCTTTACTGAAGGTTTATTAGTTGAATATGAAAATTACATTGGAGAGATTAGATTCGTGTGTAACACATATGTTACACTTTGCGTCAATTCCTTTCCAGGAGAAAAGCGCAGAGATGTCTGTATGCTAATCTACAGAAAGAATTTTGAAAAACTTAAATTACTCAAAGAAAGTTCAAAATGAAATTTGAAATTACTTACTTAAAACCAAAGAAAAAAGGTTATGCTAAACAATCTGCTACATTCCTTAAAATTGAAGATGCATTTTTTTGGGAATCTGTTGTCAAAGAGCAAGGGGCAAAAGACATTATCATCACTCCCCGATGAAAGAACATGTTCACGATGTAAAGAAACTAAACCACTGAATTTGGATTACTTTCAAAAAGTTAAGTCTTTCAAATATGGGTTTAGTTACTATTGCAATGAATGCAATAAACCAAAAAAGACTGATTAATTCTAAATAAAGAAAACATTAAGTAAAATGTCCCAATACAAAGTAACCTTTCAACTGTCTGAACAAGAACTAGAAATTCTCACCGATGCTCTTTATTCTTACTCAAAATCTGGATTGGATAGTGATGTAGGTTCCTATGTCAATGAAGATGTTGAGAAGTTTTATGATAAAGTCAGTGGTCTTTATCTAGAGGAAACTGTAGAAGATCCTGCACTGGATTCATTTATTGCTCAATATGGTTTGAGTACTGTTCTTAATGAACCAGAAAAACTAGAAGAGTTTAGAAAGAACTTCAATCAATGATACTAGAAATCCTACAAGACGGAGAAAAACCACTTCGTCAAAAAGCAAAGAGAATTGATAAAGTTGACGATAAAGTACGCAACATTTCTGCCAATATGGTAGAAACAATGTTAGCGAATAATGGAGTGGGATTGGCGGCAAATCAAGTAGGAATTCTTAAAAGGATTGTTGTAGTTCTTGTGGACAATGATCCAAGAGTTTTAATTAATCCCGAAATCATTTTTGAGAGTGAAGAAAAAGTAACCTTACAAGAAGGTTGTCTTTCTTTTTCTGGTGAATTCTATGATATCTCAAGACCAAAACAAGTTACTGTAAAATACAGAGATCTTTCTGGTCATCCTAGAACTGAAACTCATGAGGGTCTTGTTGCTCGCTGTTTACTTCATGAGGTAGACCATTTAAACGGAATAACCTTCAAAAGTTATCTGTGACACTTAAGAAACTGGCATAGTGCTCTTGCTAAAAGAACTTGATTGCCCTATAGTATGAGGGTAATCAAGTTTTTGTTTATGAAAAAACTGAAATTTAGAGATCCTTATAATCATCATTATGCATATGAGAACGACATTGATCGGATTGTAAAGATCTTTGCAGATCGTGGTTATGAGATTTCCCATCAAGATGCAGTGAGTGCATGGGAAGCATTTTCTGATTCAATGTGTGCGGGTTGGATGAATCTTGGTAACGATGATGAAGTTTTTCGGGATGCATTTTATTATTTTGAGGAAGTTTCTGACTGATGATGGCAACTAAGTCACCACTCAAAAAGTGTATGCTTAGGCAAGCATATGCAGTTGCAATGTCTTCTGATGCCCCAAAGAAAATTGGTGCAATTCTTCTAAAAAAGAATCGCATTGTTGCTTCTGCAGTTAATGACTATACAAGAACTCATCCAGTTCAGTATTGGGCTGCTAAGAATGCATCTATGATTTTTAATGAACCTCATCTTGAAAAAAAGGTTTATCTTCATGCTGAGATTCGTAGTTTGATTAAAGCACGGGAAGATTCAGATACGATTGTAGTTTGTCGTGTAGGTGGACATGGAGGAAAAGAATTGCGGGATTCACGTCCTTGCCCTATTTGCTCCGAATACATTCGTAGTTGCAGTAATATCGTTCATGTCCATTACTCTACACCTAAAGGGTTTATGTATGAGTATTGGGGAGAATAATAAATAAATAAAAATACCTTTAATTTTAACAATGGCTCTTCTTGGAAGTAACTTTTTAAATGGATGCAATTCAATCCCTGACTTTATTGCTACTGGTTCCAGGATGGTATTTGAGCAAGATAATGCTCCTACCAGTTGGACTAAAGAAACGAATGCTGCATTTAATAATGTTGCTCTAAGAGTTATTGGAGGTGCTAATGGAACTGCTTTAAGTCCTGGAGGAAATCCGACTTTAGGATTTACTACAGCTTTTTCAAGTTCAAAAGGTGTAAATGTTCCATTTTCCGGACCATCAGGTTTAACTATAGCACAAGCAACAGGATTTATAAGTCTTAATTCAAGTCCATCTTCAGCTTCAATGCAACCAGCAACCTTAACTGTAGCACAAATGACTGCCCATACCCACCCATATACTTTTAGGGGTGGTGCAGATGTTCAGGTTGGAAATGGTCCTGCACAAAGAATTTATGAGCAAACTTTGAGAACAGGTTCTTCTTCAACTACTGGTGCTAACGGTGCTCATACTCATAGTATAACTGATAGTGGACATACTCAACATCCAGTAAGTACAGGAGCACATAGTCACGTTCAAACTGATTCTGGACATGCTCATACTTTTACAATGACACAAAGAGACTTTAATGTTCAATACATGGATGTAATCATTTGCAGTAAAAACTAATGGCAGTATTAACAGTAAATAGTTTAGATGGATGTTCATCTATACCATGCTTCCTTCCAGGAACAACTAGAATGACATTTAATAATTCTTCTGCTCCAACAAGTTGGACAAAAGACACTACTTCTCATAACAATAAGGCACTGAGATTAGTTACAGGTACAAGAGTTCCTGGAGGAACTAATGCATTTACTACAGTTTTTCCCGATACTGCAAGACCAATTCAAGGTTCTATAGATTCTGTTAATTCTAACATAACGATTGCAGATGAAACTGTAAGTCCCGTTGCAATTGGGCAATTTGATTCATTTCCATCTCTTGGAATACAGAATGCAACTATTGCTGAGGCTCAACTACCAGGGCACGTTCATACTTATGACCGAATGCCAAATGCTCAGGCGAGAACTATGACACCTTCTCCTGGTGCTAGAAGTATTATAAGAACTCAAGTAACTCAAACAACTTTTATTGGAGCAGGATCTGGAGGTGGTCATCCTCATGGATTTTCTGCAACCGCACAACACAATCATCCAGTTACCGTTACAGCACACGGACATCAAATTACATCACTTGGACCTCATAATCATACATTCTCAGCAACTGCTCAAAATTTTGCAGTTTCTTATGCAGACATAATCGTTGCTGTAAAAGATTCTGATCCAGTTTCATGTTCTATATAAAGTAATATAAAAGTATAAAAATGGCAGTTTTAGGTTCAACAACTCTAACAGGTTGTCTCTATATTGAAAATTTTTTAGGAGGGACTGATCCCACCGATCTAAGAGGATTTAGAGCAATTTTTGAAAATGCCTCCGCACCTACTAGTTGGGTTAAAGATACGACTTATAGTACTAATGGTATTGCTTTAAGGGTTGTTACTGGAAATGCAAGTTCACGGACAAATTTTGCATTTTCTCAAACATTTACGACTAGAAGTTTAGGATTGACCATTGATCAAAATGCATCTGCAATAACTTTTAGCAGTTCACCCGCAAATATAAGTTCGGGGCAACAAGTTGCTAGTGCAACAACACCAACCACATCAAATGCTGCAGATCTTCCTTCACATTCGCATCTTTACGAACTTCACAATATTGAACTTTATGCTGGACCAGCTGCAGTACCTACTAGAAGTTCAGATACAGATTCTAGAGTAAGTACTTCTGAAGGATCAAGTCAAGGACACTCTCATTCAATTACTTTTGGACAACACTCACATACCGTTAATAGTCCTCATACACACACAATTAGTGGCCAACACAATCACACTGTTCCTGGACCAGCATCTCAAGAGGATTTTTCAGTTTTATATAGAGATGTGATTATTGCTGAGAAATCTATTAAACCTTAATTTTGACATTTAAGTAGAAATCAATTATAATTCTAAGATAATCAAAAAATCGTTATGAATATAAATTTATTAAATAATAACTATCTTATTATTCCAAACTTCATAAATTCTCATAGAGCAGAAGAATTAGGAAAAGAATTTAAAATATACTCAGAATCACAAAATAATGGTGGAGACTCTCAGGCACCAAATTCACAATCAGAGTATAATTATATTTCATTCTTAGAACTACTTTGTGAAAAAACTCAACAAGTATCTTCAATTCTAGAAGAAACTGTTTTGCCAACTTATGCATATTCAAGAGTTTATTATAATGGAAGTGTCTTGAATAGACATAGAGATCGTGACGCTTGTGAAATTTCACTCACACTTCATCTTGACGGTGATAAGTCTTGGCCAATATACATTGAAACTCCAGATGGAAGAGAAAAGTCTGTAATTTTAGAACCTGGAGATGCAATGATGTATCTTGGTAAGGTTGCAGATCATTGGAGAAATGAGTATAATGGAGATTACTATACTCAAGTATTCTTACATTATGTAAGAAGTCGTGGAGATTGTGCCTATGCATATTTTGATAAATGTAAAGATGACTCTGAAAAGACTGAAAAGAAAGATATAATAGAAAATAAACTCTCACCAGAACATGAGTTGATAATAGAATCTCAGCAATCTCCTATGCTTGTAATTCCAAAACCATCAAATACTCTTGAGCAATATATTCATGTTTTTGAGGGAATAGTTCCTGAAGAATTATGTGATGAAATTTTGAGTGAATATGATGAAAACAATGGTGAAAATAATTGGCAGCATACAATGGTTGGGCAGGGAGAGATAGTCAAAGATATAAGAAATTGTAAACAAATTCTTATATCTGATCCTGGTGTTATTCAAAAGAATTATCATAAAAGAAAAACAATTGATGAAAGACTTCATGAAAGTATTCGCAATGTTATAATTAAATATACTGATATTCATAAAGATTTTAGAATAAATGTTGATACTGGTTATGGACTATTAAAATATGAAGAAGGAAACTATTACATTGAACATACAGATTCATTTAAAGAAGAGCAAAGATCTCTTTCTTGTTCTTTACAATTAAATGAGGATTATGTTGGTGGAGAATTTGCTTTTTTTGGAAGGGAAATGATGATTAAAAGTTCAAAAGGTTCTGCAATTGTATTCCCTTCAAATTTCATGTATCCTCATGAAATTATGCCTGTTATTCAAGGAACTCGTTACTCTATTATTACTTGGTTAGTATGATAAACTATTATGTTAGAAAAGTTCTTGAAAAAGAACAAATAGAACTTATTCAAAATTTACTTAAACATGCTGAAGAACATAATCTTTGGCATGATGGATTACTTAGTGGTGGAGGTTATGTTTCTACTAAGTCCAATAAAGAACTTTCAGATCTTCAAATGCTTCAAACAATTAATGATTGTATTATGCAGTCATTAGATTGTGATAAAAAATTCTTGACATATACTGCAGCATCAAGTACAAATCTAAATATTATTTCAAAAACTGAATCTGGAAATTATTACAATCCACACTTTGACAATTGGTGCAATGGGGACTATAGTACTACTGTGTTTCTAAGTGATCCAGAAACTTATGATGGTGGAGAACTATGTTTATTGATGGGGAATGATGATGAAAAAATGTTTAAACTTGATGCTGGATGGGCAATAACCTATCCTACAGGAACTATACATAGAGTAAACAAAGTTGTATCAGGAACAAGGTATGTTTCTGTTTTTTGGACAAAGAGTAAAATTAAAGACAACTTTATGAGAAATTTGAACTATCAATTAGAACTACTAATAGATGGTTTAGAAAAGCAATCAAGTCCAGTTCATCATACTGATTGTAAAGTAACTCTTAAAGATCCTCTTTTTATTGCAAGAAATATAAAAAATGAAATTCTTAGACATTACGGAGAATAAAAAATGAAAATTAAACCTGGAAAGTGGTGTCCTTTGATTAAGAAGGATTGTGTTGGACTTAAGTGTTCTTGGTTCATTCAAGTTCGTGGAATGAATCCAAACACCGGAGAAATGGTTGATGAATGGAACTGTGCTATTGCTTGGTTGCCAATGATGCAAATTGAAACATCACAGCAAGCGCGACAAGCGGGTGCAGCAGTTGAATCTTTCCGAAACGAAGTTGTAAGAACCAATGCAGAAAACCAACAACTCTATTTGAACTTTATGGATCAAGTTAAAGAAGGTTATGTTCTTCCTACGAATGTAACTCCACTTGATGGTCCTCTAAATATGATAGAACCTGGAACAGACACAGAGGAGGAAACTGATTCATGAGTAATATAACTGTAGTACCATCTGATGGTGCAATAGGTATAGATGGAAACTTTCTATTAAAAATAGACCCTCAATACTTAACTTGGATACCAAATGATGTTCATGTATTCCATTGGTATTCAGATAGGAATGAGGGAGAAATAGAATTTAAAGCACATCCATTTGACCCTAAAAGACCAAATGAAAGAGTTACTGAGTTGGGAATTTTTGCTCAGGCAATTACGACATTTGAGGAAGAATCTTTAAGACGTGAACAGCAAAGACTAGATGAATTGGCCGCAATAGAAGCATCTAGAGACTACTGGCAAGAACTTAGAGAAGCAAGAAATTGGTTGTTGACACAATCAGACTGGACTCAATTATCAGATGCTCCTCTAACAGAAGCACAAAAAATTGCATGGTCTGATTATAGACAGGAACTTAGAGATCTTCCTGAAAGTATTACTGATCCCAAACCTTTAGTTGATGATCCAAATCACCCAAGTTGGCCTATACCCCCTAGTTGATTATGACAAATACTGAAAATCTTAAAAGTTTACTTGAACATTATAATAGAATAAACAACGAACCTACAGAAGAAATAATTGTAGAACAAGAACCCAAACCAATTATATCTTTTAGATCTCATAATGAAATAGAAGATACTCCCCAAATGAAACTGGAATATTCGGCAGAAAAAGTTGAATATTTTAATTACAATAATTACATTTATCGCAGAGAAGTTTCTAATAATACTATATCTTGGGAAATTATATCTGGAAATATTGCAAATAAAATTACTGAAGATGTTCAAATTAATATCTTAGAGAAAAGGATATCAAATATTGCAAGATGAATTAATTAAATTTTTATAATGAATATATTTACATTCCCTGCGAAATTTGTTTACTGGGATAAAGTTAAAACTCACGATAAAATAAAAAGTAAATATTATCCCAGAATAATAGACCATAAAAATAAGTACAGTGAAAAATGCAAAACAAAAAATAAATCTTGGAATTGTGATTGCATTACTTCGTTCTTTATGAAAGATGAAGGTCCTAATGTAAATTTTGAAAAGGATTTTTTTGATGAAGTGATATGGAATACTTTTGATGAAATGCTTTTAAATTTAAATAAATCAGTTTTGAATGTTCCTATACCAATAAAATCATATGTAAGAAACCTTTGGTATAATCATTATACTGAAGGTATGCATCAAGAAATTCATACTCACGAAAAAAATAATCTTACAATGCACTATTCTGGAATTTATTTACTTGATGTGCAAGAAGAAAATACTACGGTATTTGTAGATAATAACAATTGTCACTTATATGATGTCAATTCAGGATTAAAAAGTTATCAAACAAAACATATAAAAGAAGGAAATGTAATTTTCTTTCCGGCAGAACTTATGCATTTCGTAAATCCTTGCTTGAAAAGTAGAACTACTATTTCGTTTAATATAGAATGTGAGTTTTGATGTGACACCTGAAGAACCGGCACACTCTCCCTTCACAAGGGGGAGTTTTTGCTTTATAATGACCTTATGAATTTCAAGCACTATGAGACCTAAAGTTCGTGTAATCCTAGAACAGGCAATTGAAGAAGGTGTCCGTCGTGGATATTCACAGGCACATAAGCATATTGAGAACCCAAGTGAGGGTGCTATTATCGAATATATTGAGGGAGCAGTAATGTCTTCCATCTACGAATACTTCACCTTTGACCCTGAAAATGACTTCTAAAATTTATACTTAATAATACACTCATACACACAGAAAAACATTATGTCTCTTGATTTTTATCTAGAAGTTGAAGTTGATACTGGAGGGAAAGAACCTCATAAAGTTGAGTTGTTTTCTTCTAATATCACTCACAACCTGAATAAGATGGCTGAAGAAGCAGGAATTTATATGTTCCTGTGGAGACCCAACGAACTTTGGGAAAATCCAACTGCGGATAAACTGATTGCTCCTCTGGAAGAAGGATTGAAAAAACTTAAAGAAAATCCAGAGCATTATGAAAAGTTCAACTCACCTAATGGTTGGGGTATGTACAAGCACTTTGTTCCCTTTGTAGAGGAGGTTTTGAGTGCTTGTAAAGAACATCCAAAGGCAAGTGTAAGAACTTGGATTTGAGGACACTTGAGAAACCGTCACAAGGGCACTTCACAGGTGCCCTTTTTCGTTGTATAATGACTTCATACACACAAAGGACTGATGACTGACCAACAACAAATCACCGACGCATTTATGAGGGACTTTGAGGAACTCCTGCGTCGTTATAATGCACAGTTTGATTTGATTCCTGGTGATGATTATGTTGATGCAACGGCAGAGATTGACTTTGATGGTATCTATGATGAGAATGGAAATCAGGTAAGACCTTACATCAACTTTCAACTACCCAACTACATCAATCCTAACCGATGACTTACTCAATCACCAAAGAAATCCGTATTCACCACGATGATGATTGGTTCTACCAATTTACTGATGATGGTGAAGGTTCTGTAGAGATTACACCTTACGCAACTCACGGAGTTGAAGAACGGAAAACTGGAGAACCTTTCTACATTCCCAAAGATTGTATTGAACATTTTATTGCTGTTCTTGAGGAACTGAAATGATAAAACCCTACATCATCATAATGGTTTCTTTGATTGCTATTCAGTGTGTGGTGATTTCTCAAAAACTTGATACTATTATTACTACTCTAAACAGATGAAAGATTTTTTCCAAGAATACCTTGCTATTCCTTTTGCGATTATGGTAATGCTATTTTTTGTTCCAACCGTGATGCTTGGTGGTATTACTATTGCCTCACATATCTTTGGGGTTCTTCCTGATAGTCCCTTGTGTGAAAAGAAGGTGGAGAAATGACTGAAAAATCACAAAAAATCTGTAGTGGTCTCTCCGCAGAGTATAAGGTTGTCCTTGCTGCTACTCTTCGTGAGTTGGTAAAACAGTATGCCTACAATAACTTTCATATTGATGGAGACCACGGAATTGATGTGATAAATGTAAAAGACCTTATGAAAGTAATTGAGGAACTTGAGTCGTGAGTAAAGCACAACAAATCTGGGAAGCATTCAAAGGTGAATTGATTGTAGAACCCACCGATGATATGAGAGAAGCACTATCAACTGCTATTCGTGAGATTGTGAATGAGTTTCAATATTATAGTTTTGCTGAAGAAGTTGAAGATTGTATTGTAGATGCAAGAGATTTATACGACCTTGCTGATGAGCTGGAGAAACTATGACTGAATTTTATACCATAATGCTTAAAAGACAGGATGGTAAGGTCTATGCTGATTTACACAAGACCAATCAGCACATTTACCTTACAATAGAAGATGCTGAAGACGAATTTAATAAGTCAGAACATTATAAACAATACTACCATATTGTAAAACTTATTGCTTCTTTGGATGGGGAACTTAAAGAAATTAAAGACCAACTTGATTATCTTGAACAACGAGCATTTGATAAGGAAGATTTTGATTATCAAACTTACATAGAAGATTACAAATGACTAAATGTTCTTTTGACCCAACAGCAGACATTTATAAGGATGCTCCCATCGGTATGTTCCACTGCCCTGAATGTGGTGAAATGGTAGTTGCTGGTATGCCTCATCCTGATTGGGATGCTTTATTTGATGAATTGGAGGACACTTCCCAAACTGACCCCTGACCCCTCCACAGGGGCATCAGATGCCTTATAATACTCTCATACACAAGGAACCCAAATGACTTCCACCATTCCTGCTTGTAAAGATTGTAAGCACTTTCAAGAAAGTCCTGATGAGATTTTCAGCACTTGTGCTCTCTACACATATGAGGAGGTTGATTACTTCAACGGCAAAGTGAGTGAGTATAATTGTCTTGCTCTTGCTATGAGGGATAGTGAAAATGCTTGTGGTCGTGATGGTAAGGACTTTGAGCAAAAAGAGTTTGTAGAAGAGGAAGAAGATACTTCCTTCTGGGAATACTTCAAAGGATTTTTCACAAAGAGTTGGATGTTTTGATGATGACTAAACAAGAAATCGGTGCGACAATTGGATTTTATATTATTGTAGGAGTATTGGGTTGGGCACTTGTGTCTTTCTTTCCTCTTACTTGGGCACAAGCACTCACAATCTCTTGGATGTATAGTAAACTTATTGATGTTCTACAATGACTAACCAACAAATCGCACAAGAACTCCTAGAAGTTCTTATGAATAGTCAATCACATAATCCTGCTTGGGCACTCAAAGAAGTTCTTGAAAAACTCCGTGAGAAACTATCAGGAACTAATGAGGGTGTGGATTGGAGGGATGAATGTCAGGTTTCTTATGTGAATGGTTATGATGACTGCCTGAAAGAAATTTCTGCTATTATTGATGAACTGGAGGCACTATGAAAGTTTTTATCTTTACTCTTATTATTCCACTTGTTATTTTTACTGGATATTTCCTTTCTATGGAACTACTAGACACCTACAACACTCAAAAGGACAGAGAGATGTTCTTGAAATCTTATGAGATTGTGATAGAATGTAGGAAGTCTTATACCGTGATTAATTCAGCAAATTCTATTTGTGGTGAAGTTCCTGTATTTTTTAATGAGGTAAAGTGAAATGAACGATGATTTTGTTATTGGAACAGTTTGTCTTGGTATTCTCGCAACTATTGGTGTTGCATTTCTTTTAGGCACTCGGTTTGGTTTTGATGATGGTGTTGTAGAAGGGAAGAATGAAGGTATTGTGTATTGTGTAGAGAAACCCAAAGAGTGTAAGATTGCTTATGATTACCTAAAACTTCAAGAGAACCAGAAATGAACCAAATACTACAAGGTTGGAAAAGAATACTCCACGATTATCGGTATTGGAAAATGATACTCAAATATCCTTATGATGTTTTTGACCGTGCTGTTTTCTTTGGTAATCTTGGACAACCACAAATCTCACTTGATGATTATATTAAAGAACTGAAACGACTTGACCCAGAATATGAAAAAATATTGTATGATAATCTCTGGGAACTTTATGAAGAAGTTGATGAGGTATTGAAATGAAACGATATAACTTTTTTGAAAAAATCTATTGGGGTTGGAAACAAGTTTATTATAACTTTGATGAATGGTGTTGGGTTGTGAGTGGAAAGAATGATGAGTTTGACGCACCTGTTACACTTGATTTGTTTATTGGGTTGAATATAAATCTATCTCAAATTTTGGAGGAAAGTTAAATGAAACTCACAAGAATTATATTTGATAAATGGAAAATCTGGATGACCCTTCCAGATAGAACCCTAATGTGGGCACTCAAAAGCAAAGAGAACTTGGGGTTTTATGATTGGTATATAGCAGATTTTTGGTATATCTTAAACTATAACTTTTACAAAATGAATAACAAAATGTATGCCTATACTGGTTGTGATAAACCATTTCAGGAAACAAGAGATTTTGATGATTACGAAGAGTATTGGGGTGAGAAATGACTGAACCAACTTGGTATATTCTTTATGATGGTGAAAGTGTGGATGGTATGGGACATCCAAAGTTTTACAAACGAACCACAAACAAACAAGAAGCAATAGAACACTTGGAGTATTGTAAGAAAAATCCTTATAGTTGTGGTAAGGTCGTTGCTTTTACTGATACAAAAGAAATATCAGTTTATTTTGATTATGATTGGAAGACATTATGATTGAAATACGAATTGTGGAGCACGAAATGTGGGTGAAACCAGAAATCCAGTATCGTTATAAAAATCAGTTGTCTAAAGGTTGTATTGCTCCTCCTGACTGGGAAGAATGGAGTGAATGGAAAACTGCCGAATGGGTAAAAGCAGAGGACACTTGAACAACTGGCACAAGGGCAC